CGATGCCCGCGCACGCTCGGGATTCTTGCTGCGTTTGACGATCCCACCCATACGCGCACAGAAGCTCTTCTTGCGGCCCTTGTCGGCTTTCGTCTTCGGGTTCGGCGCCGGCGCCTTCAGCTTTGACCCGGTAGCCCTATTGTACTTAGCGCGCCCCTTAGCCGTGAGTCCTGCGCCCTCTTTTGTCGACAGCTTCTCGCCGCGACCAACACTGAGCTTAACCATGTCCCGTCTCCTGCTCGTTCCAGGCCGCGTTGCTAAACTCCGGTATCGCGTCGGCGAGCTGGCCCAGCGGGTTGTCGGGTGTCGCTACACACTCGATGTGGTTGTCCTTCAGGAACTTTGTCGCGACACTGAGTTCGGCAGCGGAAGCGTTACCTGAGCGTACACGTCCAAGTAACTCTTCAGCCATCGCGGTATGTAAACTGTTCAGCAGATCCCGAGCGTTGTCGGGACTGCCGTCGTCGTTGTCGATTGTCATTGCAGCCAAGTCTCCGTTTAGTCATCACCCATCTGTTTGCGGATCTGCATCACTGCGCCCAGGGCCAGCATGCCGAGCACAAACAACGTGATGCTTCGGGTGATTGTCGTGCCGATCGTCCGCTTTGCCGACCGCCAGCTGCCTAGCAGCTCACGCAGGTCGTGGACGTCTTGGGCACTGTTGTCGTCATGTAGGTTGAGTCTGCGCAGCGTCTCCTCGACAGCCTCGTTTGCTGCGCTGCGGGCGATCGCTTTGATCTCATCATCGCTCATCGCCGGCATGTCCCTTAACCGCCGATCTTCGCAGTAGCCGCAATGCGGCCCCACAGGCCAACAGCCCCGGCCACCAGCGCGACACCATCAAGGATCAGCGCGGCAATCTCGTCTTCAAAGGGGCCGAGGTCGATCCCGGCGTTACGTGCCGCAACCGAGCCGAGCATGACCAGTACAGCCCACACGGTTTTACTAGCGTACCAGCTTTTGCTTTCTGTCATTTATTGAGTTCCTTTTGTTGAATTGCGTTATCGGTAAACAGCCGTGACAATGGCAACGTCTCCAGTTTCAGTACCGGGACCATCAGCCTCCGCTGTCAGGGTGCCTGCGCTGCCTCGCGTACTCGACCCGAACGCCACGGCAGTTGTGCTGTTTGGGTTGTATCGAGCGTCTGTGACGTCGGTACTGTTATGGTAGACAACTAGGTTCTGGTCGTTCTCGTGGCCCACAACCGTGATTGCTAGGTCTCCCGCATTTACTGATACGGAGTGCGCAGGTCCGCTGCCGGTAGCGGATACTGCGCCGTTACTGGCTGCGGGAGTATTAGATGAAGCACCTGTGACCGCGTACCACGCTACGGCTGATCGAACTGCGCCGCCGGTAGTAACGGAAAACGATGTCGGCAGAGATGTTAGCGTCGTCGTCGTCCCCATTATGTGGGCGTAGCCTTTACCGCTGTTTTGTGATCGCTCTATGTGTGATGTGAGTGTCAGGCCAGAGATCGAGAATGTTGCGCCGGAAGTCGCATTTTCCGCGCCTATGCACCCGATTAGGTAGAACGGGTAGGCTGGCACTGCGCTACCTCCGCTTAACGCTGAAAAGTTAGCGCTGGGGTTAGTAGCTTGCTGGAAGTCGACACTGCCCAAGTACGTCAGGGTCAGTGGATCACTACCGCCACCACCCAGCGACCCCGTGAGTGCCATCATGGATGCTACACTGCTCATGTCAGGGAACTCCCGGCAATAATCGCTTTGGTTGCGCTTACGCACGTCACCGTAGCTATGGTGTCGGCACCGATGGTCACTGCGGCGGTCACTGCGCTGGCTTCGCCGTCTTTGAACAGACTGACCGTGCCGCCAGTGTTGACCGTGACAGTCCCGCCGCCCTCATTGTAGATCGTCACAATGTCACCGGGCTGTAGGCTTGCGGTGTTGTAGGTAGCAGCGGCGTTCGCGTAGTAGAGGCTCGCCCCACCGACCAGCGTGTGAGTGCCGGTGGTCGTGCGCACGTCTGCCTTACGGAGGCTAACCATGTTACCTGAGTTGAGGGTCTGCACTTCGCCGCTTGTGCGATCAATCGTCAGGCGAGCAGAGCCAGAATACGTGACGCGGTAAGCGCCTTGGTAAAGCTGCGTGTCCCAATACTCGTCAAGTGCGTCACCAGCGCCGGTTTCAGCAAGCCGCAGGGTTGCACTGGAGTTGGCGATGCCCGTTTCGCTGTCGCGAATGGTAAGCACAGGGTCCGCACCGACCATCTCAACAAGAGTGTCAGGCGTCTGCGTTCCGATGCCCACGTTGCCGGTTGCGTCAATCGTTGCGCGGCGCGAGTTGTTGGTAAAGAGCGCTAGAGAACCATTCCCGGTGTTACGTACCTGTACTTCAGCGCCGCTTGCCGCCAGCTGTCCCTCACCGGCCTGACCAGTTTCCCGCACGACGCAAGCGGGGTAGGCGGCGCGTGTCGCGGTTACAGATCCGAACTCAGGCAAAGCCGTCGAGCTGAGATCCTGTTCCTCGATGATGTCGCCAGCGGAGGTTACTGCGAGGGACTTTGCAGCGGTTCCGGTGAGGGTGCCACTGCCGTACTGGCTCATTTTGACTTGGCCGTTAGTCTTGTAGACAACGACCTCAGTACCACCGCCACTGGGGTGGCGTTCCCCGTTAGCGTTGATGAAGCGGAAGTTCTGCATGTCACTGTTGCCGCCTTGAACGTCCATCGCCCAATAGGCGGCACCGTTGGTGGTCTGGTCGGACATAGAAAGGCGGAACTCACCACCTTCTGTGCCGGACGTACCGGGCGACTGAGGCGCGACTGTAATGACACCGTTGGCTCCACCGAAGGTTACAGGGCCGAGGGTCACTTGTGTGTCGCCATCTTGGAGCGGTAAAGGTTCCTCGATGATGAAGCCGTTAGCGTCTACAGCGAGGGAGTACGCAGCGGTTCCAGTGTTGCCGTTCACGCCGTAGTCCGGTATCTGCACCTTTTGGTTAGCGTGCAGCAGCAGCGCTGTCTGCGCGTTGGTGTTGAACCGAATTGCGCCAGCATCTTCTGTCTGGAAGCGTAACTCGCCGGTTCCTCGGTGGTTAATCTGCGATGACGGATTTTCGCCGGAACCCCGAAGCACCCGAAAGCCGTAGTCTTCGTGGTTTGCGTTTGTGCCAGCGCCAACCGTGATCAGATCGAAGTAGGCATTACCGGCAGCAGTGCGGCCTTTACCGAGTTCGACAGCGGCGTCACCAGCGCCAGCGTCAACGATTACATTGTTAAACTCAACATTGCCGAACTGAACGCTGTCGGCTGTGCCGAGGCCCAACGCTGACTTCACTGCGGTCGGGGTCACGTTCTGCCAGCCTGTGCCATCGTACTTGAGGAAGTCATCCGTGGTCAGGCTCACGTAGGCATTCACGTCACCTACGTTCTGTAGAGAGGTCGTGTTGATGACCTGCGCGGCGGCGGCGTTGTACCAGTTTGACCCATCATAGTAGCGCAGCTTGCTATTCGTGCTGTCAAAGTACAGGTCGCCAGCTTCAAGCGTGAGGTTCGCATCATTCGCGATGTCAGCCAGCACTTCAGCGTCGTTACCCGCTACGTTCGTGTGCGAGCCATGATACTTGTTGTTAAGCTGGTTGAGTGCGCTTTGTGCAGCGGTCGCGTTAGCCTGTGCGTTTTGCAGGGCGGTCAGGTTAGCAGCTTGCGTTAGGGTGCTGATGTTTGTGGCTTGCGGTGCAAGGCTTGTCACGTCGCTGCTGATTCCGGCAACCGTGTTGACTGACGCAATGTTGGTCGCCACAGTTCCCGTATTGTCCGCACCGCTCAGGTCAGTCGCAACTGCTGTCACATCGGCGATATTGGTCGATATGGTCTGGATTGGCCCGTTGATTCCGGCGACGATTGCCACGTCGCCAATCCCTGCGGCTACAGTTCCGATGTTGTCAGGACCACCAACTTCAATGTCAGACGCAATCGTCGCAATATCCGCTAAGTCAGTGCTAACAAGATTCACGTTGGCGATGTTCGTGCTGACATTTTGCACTGCCGCGATGTTAGTACTTACCGTGCCGATAGTGTCGGAACCGCTCAAGTCAGCCGCCACGACGCCGATGTCCGCTGCGTCAGCGGCCACGGCATTTACGTTTGCGATAGAGCCGCTAACATTTTGCACTGACGCGATGTTAGTGCTTACCGTGCCGATGGTATTCGTGCCGCTGATGTCGGCGGCGAGTACGCCAATGTCCGTCGCGTCGTTCGCCACGTTCGTTATGTCGCTCGCGATACCCGCCACGGTCGTGATTGCTGGCCCGATGCCACTATCGATGTCGATCTTCCGCATCGCATCGTTGTTGGCTGTTGGCGTCCCCAGGTTGCGCAGCGGTTTGTTCTCAGCGTCGAACGCAGCCAAGTCATCAGTCAGGCCGATACCTTCGCCGCTCGATACCTCGACCTCTTGGATCTTGTTGAACAGCTGCGTGATGATCGCGTTGATGTCCGCTGCCTTGAAGCTCGCGCCATCTTGGAACACCGTCACGATCTGTGAGATGTCAGTGTTGCGCTTGAGCGAGACGACGTGGTTGGCTGCGAGCGGGTCTTGCGTCGTGGCCAGCGTACCAGCCTGCACGACTCTCATGTCGAACGTGCCGTTGTTCAGCGTCTGCAGCTCCGCGTCGTAGTCCGTGCCGTTGACCAGTACGTTGCCGTTCGGGTCGATCACACTGACGACGATGTCGGTCGCACGCAGGAACGTGAACGTGACGTCGAAGTCGATCTGGGTGTTGTTCGCTGCCGTCGTGTAGGCGACGGGCGTGTATGTTGCCATTGTTGACGGCTCCTAAGTTATTGATTCAGTTAGTGTTTTCAGGTTCTGGCCGCGGGGGCACAGGGTTGAGCGACGTGTTGCGCTCTTGGCCAAACAGTCCAGCGATCACGTTGCGAGGCACCGAGCCTGCCGGCGTGTTCGCTATGCCCAGGGTGCCGTAGTTCAGCAGGTTGCTGATCTGCGATTCAGTGACGTCTTTCTCAGGGTTAGCCAGTCGGCCGGCGACACTAAGAGTCGACGCCATGCCCATTGCGCTGCTGAGCGCCGGGATTGTCGGGAACCCTCGGCGTATCGCATTTGTGTCGCCAGCCAGCGCCCCGCCCAGCAAATCGTACGCGATAGACCCAGCGATCATTGGACCGCTCAGTTGCGGCATGTAGGCGATTGTTCCGGCTAGCGTCTTGTCCCATGTGAGATATTCTCCGAGGTACTCTTTGCGTTTCTCTTCGGACATCCCGAGGCTGCGCACGTACAGGCGTCCAGTGTAACCAAGGAATGACCCAAGCACGGCACCGCCAGCCCTTGACATCGCTGCCCCTGGGTCACCGCGTTCGATGAGCGCAAGTGTTGGCACAGCCTGCTTTTCAAACGAGTTGCTGGCGTAGGACATGAACTGAAAGAGTGTCGAGCCGATACCGCCTTGCATAAAGATCGGCGCGTATCCTCGGCCCGATTGCTGCACAATCGTGTGCGCAAACCGGAACATCGAGTCATCGACCCGTGCCGCAAGGCTCGCGTACCGTGGACCCAGCGTGTGCCACAGCACCGGCCGCAGTGTCTCCACTCCGCCAGTCTTCTTGTTCACGATCGCGAACTTCTTGATCGCCTCGTAAACGAGGGGCAAGTCTTCCTCGTTAAGTGTCAGGTAGGTTTTGAGCTCGGCAGGGCTGAACTCACGACCCAGACCCTTTGCGCCTGTCGCACCGACGTAGAGTTTGTCGTAGGCACGTCCGATCGCAACAGAGCGCATCATCATAGTGATCGGCTTGATTAGGTTCAGCCAGCCCATGTACTCACGGCGGTGCGTAGAGAGATTGTAGGCCTTCGTGACGATATCACCGCCTTCCTGCAGCATGTTCGTGCTGCCGTAGTCCATACCCATGTACCGCGTAAACGAGCCTTCGTTCATCATGCCGATGCGCATCAGGTCGCGGGTGAACTCGCTAGGTGCAGATCCGTCTTTGATCTTACCGACCTGGCGCAAGAAGTTGAGACTTCTGTCGAGGGCATGAAGGCGCGTACCGACAGCACCCGTCAGCTGTCCGATCTCTGAGAACTGCGCAAACGACACCATGCCTAGATGCACAGCGGTCGAGACGTTCCTGAAGATGCCTACAGCCTTGCCGGCCTGAGTGTGTTGCCGCAAGGACGCTCGCATGATTCCGTCGGGGAACTTGAGCATCTGCGCCTTGGCAAAGTCGATACCCCGACCGTTTGCACTGTGGATTAGGTACAAGAATGCGTCGAGGTCGTCCTGTGCGCGCTTGAGCTTCTTCTCGGAAATGCCGGTGCCTTCGAGCTTTTTAACCGCTGCCTTTGCTTCCGATGCCAAGTCGTCAACAGTCGCGCCGCCGATCTGGTTGATACCTCGGCGAGCAAGCGCAGACTGGCTGGCGTACTGGTTGAAGTAGCCCTCCATGATGTTTGTGTAGTTGTTTTGGAGCAGGTCTTCGAAGCTGACGTAGTCGTTGCGCGACATGCGTGCTGCGCCGAGAGCTGTGCCATAGCTTTGCTGCATGTTCGCCAGCTCTTCAGCTGTGTACCGCTTGCCACCTTCTTTACGCAGGTCGCTCCACTTGACCTTGTGCAGCTCGTTGAGACGGATGCGTCGGTTGAGCTGACCCATGTCGGTCTCTTTGCGCGAACCTCGGTTGCGATACATAAAGTCCTTGAGGGTGTCGGCAAAGACTTCCAGGTCATCACCGTCGATGCCTCCGCCCTCAGGGTTCTTGAGAAACTGCTCAATAAACTCATCAGCCATGTCGTTGAGGTGCGCTGCGTCGAGCTCACCAAAGAACTCTTTGGTCATGCGCGAGTGGATACTCTTCGCCATGCCAAGGCCTAAGCGCTGCGCAAACTTCTTTGCCTCTGCGCGGAGCTCATTCGGGAATGCCGCAAGCAGCTCTTCAGCTGTCAGTGTGTCGGTCTTTGTGCCTTTCTCAACGACTGTCCCTTTCTTGCCCCGCGCCTGTGATTGTGCCTTGCGCGACTGAGCAACGCTGTACCACTTAGTCCGCATCTTGCCGCTAGCGAGCTTAGCCGCAATGACCTGAATCAGGTCGTCACTCTGCGCGTCTAGGATAGCGCCGCCAAACATCAGCTTGCCGACGTTCTCGACACCTAGCGTCTCGACGATGAGCGGGAAGTAGATCGGGCTGTAGCCACGGTGCAGGTAGTTTCCTTCGGCTGCTGTGTCGAGGTACTGGGCACCCCGCACGCGCAGATCCTGCATCGTCTTTGCCAGCTTCTTCATCTGCGGCGAGTGCGCCTGCTGGTACAGGTTTTCGAGCGCTTGCTGTACACGCGGGTATCCAGCTGCGTCGACCATGCCGCCCAGCAGTTCGTCCATGTCGATGTCGTCTGGGCGCAGGCCACTCGTACGGCGTCGTACATATTGCGTCATAACATATTGCGGCACCATGCCGTCACCTAGGCCCGACGCACGCATGGCGTGCTGTGTCTCGTGGATGTGTGGAGCCAGCAGCTGTGCTTCGATCTGGCGCAACTTCATAACGTCGAGCTCAAAGTCACCGACGTCCTGTACCTTGCGGCCGATCGTCGTCTGTACGCCACCCAGCGCCTCGGCTGTCTGGCGAATGATTGGCACGTCGGACGTGTAGATCTTGACCAGCGGGCTGAAGATGCGCCGGATCTGCGTCAACGTCTTGTTACCGCCCAGCGCTACGTTACCGACCTTTGGGCCACCACGTAGCTCACCGTCGACAATCTCAACAGCTTGCTTCCGGCGCACGTTGTCGGTCGCGGCCTGTACTACGTCGACCGTCTCGGAGAACGCCTGCTGTTCAGGTGTGATCGACTTGGGCGGAATGTAGCCTCGGTTGAGTACCTTGTTGAAACTACCGCCGACGACAGCTGCAAGGGCTAGGTTCGCGACACTGAACTCGCGCTGACCGGAGCTGTCGATTGCGATTGCGCTACCTTGTAGCCCAGCGTCGACTGCGCCCTCAACTGCGCCACCAAACAGAAACGGCCGCGTTGCCGCAAACCGCTGCACTTGGTTGACAGTCTGACCTGCCCGCATCGCTGCAGCTGCGCGGGCTGACGTCGCTGCAACCCCGGCGCCGGCAACGAGGTAGGTCGCCAGTGATGCTGGGTCGAGGATAGCTGCCGCGACGTTGGCACCTGGGCCGACACGCGACATCTCTTCAGCTTCACGGCCGTACCGCTCAGCCAGTATCTCAACCATCTCATAGCGGCGGTCACCGTCTCCCGGCATCAGCTCAGCTGCTCGGTGCAGCCTGTCGGTCATTGCACCTGGCGGTACGTTGTAGCGCAGCGCCATCTCGTCAACGACTGAGCCGTCATACGGGCGGCTGACGTTGAATACGTTGTCAACTAAGCGGCGTGTGTTGAAGGTGCCCTCAACGCTCTGCTGATCCATCTCATCTTGTGTTGCAACTGGCACGTTGCGCGGCTGGAACAGCTGGCCTGCATTACGCCCGATGTCTCCCGTAAAGCCGTAGAAAAGGCCAACACCTGTGCCGCGCACAAAGTTGTAACGGTTGTCGGGCTCACTGATGATCTGCTCGTCGGCTACGGAGTTTACGACATCAACCACTTATTCACCTCCCAGTAGAGTCAGGACTTCGTCGCGCTCACCCATTCGGTACGCAGCCACAAGCGTGTCCCAACTGAAGTGTGTACTGTTCAGGTCTGTCGAGCCGACCGGGCTATAGCCCACAGCGCCGTTGATCACGAGCTCGATGCTGGTCGCATTGCTGTACTTATCTGCGTACGGCAGCATGTAGGCGATGTTGCCGTGATCGGGCCCCAGGTTGCGCCCGTCAGTCGGGATTGCAAGAAACTCTTCAGGACTGACGTTGAAGTCCTGTGACGTCCCGTCAGCAAACGTAGCGACAACAGTCAGTGACCCCCGCGTGTTACGGATGTCGTAGGTCTGAGCACCAAGGCCATCGAGCACAAAGTGTGTCGTCTGACCCTCTTTCGACGTATCGAACTCACGCGCAAATGTAGCAGGGGTCATCGGGATCGGGCCGCTGGGTGTTGTCCTGCGGTCAGCCAATGCAGCAAGTCCTCGTGGACTATCGAACAGCAGCCTGTCTTTGTCGCGGCGGTGCATGTTGATGCCGTCAGCGTTCGCTGTGAACTCAATGTAGGACATCCGCTGCTCAGAGTTGTTGAGTGTCACACCAGACTGATTGGCAACCTGCAGTCCCAGCTCTGTTGCAAGACGCGCTACCTCTTTGAAATCACGGTCGCTGAGTCCGTAACGGCTTTGCACGAGCTCTTTGTTCGCAGTGCTGCCTAGTACGTTGACCTGTGCGCCACTGGTCATGCCGAGGATTGGCATACTACTGAGCACGCCACCTTCGCCTTGGAAGCTGTACAGTTTGTTAGTGCCGGCCTTCTTCGTCAGTCTGTCAACCTGCTCCTGTACCTTCACTGGGTCAGGGTTCGCGATCAGCCGCTTCAGATTATTAGCAATCAGCTGCAGTGCTTCGAAACGGTTGTCGTTTGCGCCCACATATCCGAATGCGTCTGCGATTTGATTGATCTGATCTTCTTGGATGATGTCTTGCTCTACAATAGCGCGGCCAAAGTCACGGAAGTTGTCAGCAAAGTTTCCGGGCATCATCGACATAATCTGCAGCCCAGGATCGCCGGCGAAGTCCACGTATGGGTTCCCGGTCTCCCGGCTCGCGGCAACAATCGCTGTCACTGTCTCAATGGTATCAGTGTCGACAACACCGCCTTGGCCACTGATGACTTCGTTTACTAGGCCAGCCATCAAGCCAGCGCCGTAGCCATTGCGCGCAGCGGCAGCTAAGCCATCGCGCAGCGCCATACGGCCCATTTGTCCGTCACCTGTTTGGATCTGCTCAACAGCCGGCAGCAGTGTACTGCGGATCGCCGCAGCCTGCTTGCTAGTGACTTGTTCGTTTTGGTCGCTTTGGTTGTAGAAGACCTCGCGCTGCTGTACCTCGCCATTGTTGTAAATGTACTCGACACCAGTGCCAGTGACCGGCGTGCCAGGGTCAGCAAGGTATGCATCCTGCGCTTCGTTGAGCCGTCCGGTCGTGCGCGTCTGCAGGTCGATGTACTGGCCTTGTTCGACCGGGTCCATCTGATTGAATACCGCGTTCATGCGCTGCTCAAACAGCTTGTAGTTGGCAAAGTATGTAGCTGAGTCTGTCGCGCCGTCAGGGATCTGCTTGAGGGTATTGTTGAACATCTTGATGATGTCGCCAAAGCCAGCACCACTGGCATCCTTGTCTTTTACTAGGCCGGCTACTTTGTCCTGTACGTCTGGGCTAGCATTGTCGAATGCACCGTGCTGATACAGCGCGTTCATCAGCGCCGTGACGTTGGCAGCTGCCTCGATGTTGTCGTTAGTTGCGCCTTGGGCCGCAGCCTTGCCTTGCGCCAAGTCAACCTGATCGACAAACGAAGTAAGTACCTCATCCATGCCCAAGCCACTGCGCGCGACTTGTTCTTCGAAGACCTCTGCGACCTCTGCGTCGGTCATTGTCGTCGGGTTCAGTGGACCCCCGCTGCCCATCTTGGCCGCGTCGAGTGTGTACTGGATGACGTTTGCGAACGCAGTGTCACGTTGCAGCGACTGGGTCGCCTCGCCGTAGCGCTTGAGTGCTGTCTTGATCGGACTTGAGTCAGAGATGTAGTCGCTGGTGTTTGCCTGCGCGATGATGTCGTTTGCGTGGCCGTTGGCGACACCAGAGTTTGCCAGCTCGCTGGCGACAAATTCGTGCAGCTGTCCGCTATCGACAAGTGCCATGAGCTCCTGCTCACTCATCTGCTCAATACGGTCAGTCAGCTGCTGCGCGGTGATCTGTCGATCTTGTTCATAGTCCTGTACGAGAACTTGGCGCCGTGCGCCCTCAGTCAGGATCTTTGCGCGCTCGAGTGCGTAGGCGTTGTCGCGAGCCTGTGCCTCCAGCACTTTACGCCGGCCTTCTTCGTTGATGCCGTAGTCAGCCGCAAGCTGGTTGATAGCCGACATCCGGCGCGCATTCATGTCGTTGATGTACTGTACGCTATCAGCCGCGCCATACTCTTTGATGTCTTGCGCTGGGTCTCTGTCGAACAGCGCGGGGATCCACGCATACGGCGTGCCACCTTTCTTGCCCCAGTAGTTCCCGCCGCCGTCACCTGTGCCGACAATGTCGACGTGCAGCGCGGTGCCGCCCATGTACCCGTCGCCACCTCCGATGCCGCGAGCACCAAGGCTGCGTGCGACGTGCGCGAAGTCGACAGCGCGTTGGTCGCTACCGTCAACCGGGATCATCCTGCCGGTGGCTGTGTCGTAGAGCCGGAGGTCTGCAGCACGGCCGTGGTCGTGTCGTGTCGTGCCAGTACGAGCACCGCCTTCACCTGCAGCCTCTTGGCCACCGCTGAAGACACGGACCTCGACACCGACCTGTGACGCAGCGGACGACAGGATATCGTAGAGCTGGTCATCGAGTGGGTCGTTGCGGATGGCGCCTTCGTTGGCCATCGTGACCTTGCCCATGCCCGTCCCGCTGAACACGCTCGTGCCGAGGATAGGCAGGCCCTGCTCGAGGCGCAGGAGGTCAAGCTCCATCTGGTTGCGGTAGTTTTCTTGCGTCGCTTTCAGTGCGTCGTTGAAGTTGTTGTAGTTCTCGCGAGCCTGTCTAGTAATCAGGTCTTGCTCCATCTTGTACAGACGGAAGGCATTCTCTTCCTGCTTCAGCTGGAGGTTCTGCTCCATGCGCATCATCTGCAGCTGATTTTGACGGCCCTGTAGTGCCGTGTTCGACAGCTCGCGGATAGGACCACGAAGCGCACCAATAGCACCGGCTAGCTTCTCCAGGGCACGGCTCTCGGTGTTGTCGAGCAGCGGCCGGTAGTAGCTATCGCGCATGGCAACAGGTGCTGCATTAGGGCGTACCGGCTTAATGTACTCAACCATTATAGTAGCCCCCCATCACGTAGCTATTTTTTGCATCGTAGAAACTGCGCTCCTGTCCAAGGAACTGCCGGTCCATGTCGAAGCTACGCTGCTGGTAGCTCATCTGCGCTGAGATCATCTGATTGCTTTGCATCGTCTTAGTGAACTGACTGAACGAGCTGATGATCCCGCCCAGCGCTGTCAGGTTCGCAGCTGCAATCTCAGCTTGGCTGACCTTGCCCTGCGCTACGCTGTTCACACGAGCGACGTACTGGTCACCGGCTGCGAGCTTAGAGTCTTGGCCAAACTCGAGCAGCATGGTGCGCCGGTGCGCAAGGCGACCGAGGTTCCGGTTGCTGACTTGGCTGATGGCGCCGTACGTGTCGTCAACGCTCTGACCCGTGCGCCCAACAGAGGCATTGAGTGCTCGCGTCTGTGCCATTACATCGCGTGCTTGCATGGTCTGATCGAACGCAGCCATCTGCGTCTCACGCACTTGCTCGACAGTTTGTTTGTCGATCTGCTCTTGCTGCAGGTTGTAACTGTTGAGAGCGAGCTTTTTGTTGAGCAGGTACTGCTCCTGCTGTTCACGGGCGCGTTCGTAGATTGCCTGCTTCTGTACGTTCGCTTGGGCAATCGACAGACCCGCGTTCAGGACGGGACCGATGAGGCCCATCGCGGCTGTACACATCTAGTCTCTCCTGATGGTAAATTCGAAAAAGTCGTAGCCGTTGAGGCTGATGGGGTTAGGAGCAAACGACGTGCCCACCCACTTGAGCCATTGCTGGTGGACGTCGTTCTCGGCATCAACGACATTCCAGAAGACGTCGACCTCTGCCTTGTCGAACATCAGCGCCAAGACGGACTTTGCCTGTCTCAGGAACTGAATAGGTTTCTCAGTGATGCGATCGGTTCCGACGAGCCAAGGGATTCCGAGCCCCACAGAACCAGAAGGCGCGACCCCGGCAACTGCCACAGGCGTCGTGCCAGACTCCAAGCCGACCAGTGTAAACCAAGAACTGTCAGCAGACTCGACCACTGCTCGTATAGCGTCGTCACTGTTAGTGACACGACATGCCTCACGTCTGTCTGCCTCTCGTAAATTGTTTGCCACGTATTCAACGTGGTGACGGTCAGCCATCGTCACCGTGATCGTCACCCCGTCACCCCCTCAGTGTCTTGGGTGAGACGAAGCCTTCCCATTCGATTGTCGTCAGTGTCGAAGGGTAGGGCTGTGAGTTTTTGAACAGGATGTCGACGCGGTCATTCTTCGCCATGATCGGGAACCGGAAGGCTCCTGTGTCGAACGACAAGACACCCAGCTGATCCTCACTGTCGCCGAAGGTCAGGCTGTTGAACTGACGCAGGCGTGTCTCGCGGCCACTAGGTGTGATCTCGACGGCAAAACCAGCTGTGTCGTCATACGTCACAGTGGCGTAGCGCAGCTGCAGCCGGCTATCGTTTCTGCCGACAGTCGTCTGTCCTGGCTTGTAGTAGATAGGAGACAGCTCAAAGCGGAAGTCGTAGGTAATGCCGACCGTGAACTCTGGCTGATCGGTCAGGTCCAGCGTCTGTGTAAGGGCATTGGTTTGCTCGTAGTCATGGCGCCCGAAGACCGTCAGGTAAGTGTTCTTAGCTGTCGTGTCGAGGATTGCGTTGATGGCGTCGGCTGTGGCTTGCGAAGGAGCTGCCACGAATGCACCCGTCCGTGTCGTCAGCTCAGCGACCGTGCCGCCAGCCAGCGGATTCAGCTTCAGGTTACTCGCTGCAATGAACGGCATCGAGGTGCCGTAGTCGTCTGCGCTCGATCGCAGCGCGACAAGCTTGGTCGAGGTCGTGCGATAAGGAAGCTCGATGGTCGTGCTGTCGGTGCCCAGCGGCAGACCAGTGATCGCAGCGTTCGTCTCGTCAGTCCGCAGTCCAACAATGCTATCGCACTGGGAGCGCGACACACGCATGTCGAGCAGAATCGGGAACGCGGTGGCAGACACGCTGGTGATCTCTTCAATCTTTGTGCGTACGATGTACGTTCGCGTACTCAATGTACCATACGTTGGGGCCGTTGCACCAGCTGCAAGCTCCAGAGAGCCGACGTAGTCTGGTGTCGTCACGCTGATGAGCTGCACCAAGTAGTCATCGATAAAGCTGAATCCGAGGATCTTAGTGTCTGTCCCGTAAGACCACTTAGACCAAGCGCTCTGCAGCCGCTGCCCCTCGTTCTTATAATACTTATACACGTAGATGCTGTTTTGCTCGTTCGACGAGGCCATGCACAGCAGCTCTTTCTTGGTCGAAACTGCCATCTCAAACACACCGTTCGGTACATAACGCGGTGCCTGTCCGGTCACCTCGTTAGTCTCGATGATGTCGGTGTCGTATTCGGCCACCATCTCGCGGACGGTGGTGAAGTTAAGGTTGTCCTGCGCGAAATAGATTGTGTTGCCGGCGTTGATCGGCTGCACAGTTGGCGACACTGCAAACGCGGTCGACTGCTGAATCGATACCGTGTTCGGTGACAGCGCTGTACCCGACACCAGCTTAAACTGTGCCCGGTCTGACATCACCATTAGCGTATCGGCGAAGCTGACTGCGTTCTTCAGGATGTCGATCCGGCCAGTGGACATTCCGATGTCGATCCGGTCGTCATCGAGGAGTTGGATGACTGTCTTCCTAAAGAAGTTAGCAGTGGTGCCAAACTCATTAGCACCCGACATGATGACGTTCTCGTCACTGAGAAAACCGAGCCGGCCTTTGTAGACGAATATGTCATTTATGGTATTGCCGATGAAGCTCGGGACGCGGTTGGACTCCTCGTCACCTACGACACGCGCTGCGTACTGGTGCGGTCCTACTTCAAAGTACGGTGTGCCATCGTTACGGAACTTACGGCGGATCGTGTGAGGCATTGTGTCGTCATTGATCACGTAGGGCACTGCGTAGGTCTCGACGTATTCACCGTCAATGCCAATCACGTAGTATGTACCGTCACCTTCACCTACGCCCCCGACGCTGATCACGCGACCGTTTGCTGCCTCGGGCGGAAGATCTTCAAAGGCCGTGACGGTGCCAGCTGCATTCTTCGTGAGACTGAAGCCAGCACCGTCAGCGACAAGGATGCGCAGTTCTTCGTCTGTCACACCCACGGTGTAGTTAGCGCCGTCGTGCGCAATCTGTACTAGGTCGTTCATAAGGTCGATCGACGCGGTCGGCCAAGTAGTGTTTGCCGGGGCTCCGCTCCAGTAGAGTGAACCGAAACCTGGCTGTGTTGCTG